CCTGACCGCGCTCTGGTTACTGACGGCGCCGCCCTGCAAGTTCAGGACGACAACGAGCAGTTCACCACTCTGGCTGTTTCTACCCAAAAGCACATCGGTGTTAACTTCACATCTGCTGAACTGACCATGCAATTGGACGATTTCGCAGAGCGTGTTCTTAAGCCGCGTATTAGCCAGTTGGCCTCTAGCATTGATGCTGACGTTGCCAATGCGTACAAAACCATCGGTAACACCGTTGGCACACCTGGCACCACTCCTTCTACTTCCTTGGTGCTGTTGCAAGCCCAGCAAAAGCTGAACGAGAACGCTGCTGTAATGTCACCTCGTTTTGCCACTGTCAACCCTGCCGCTAATGCTGGTTTGGTTGAAGGCATGAAAGGTCTGTTTAACCCGACCGACACTGTCAGCAAACAATTCCGCAACGGCATGATGGGCACCGGCGTGTTGGGCTTTGATGAAGTCAATATGTCTCAGTCAATCAAAGTGCACACCTGCGGTAGCCGCGATGCAACTGCTGCCACCACTGTGAAAACCACTGTGGCCACTCAAGGTCAAGCGACTATTGTGTTGACTCAAGGTTCTGTGACTACCACCATTGCTGCTGGCGACGTGTTTACCGTTGCTGATTGCTATGCTGTGAACCCACAGACTCGCGAGACAACCGGTTCATTGTTCCAGTTTGTTGCTTTGGCTGCTGCTACCGCAGTGTCTGGCGATTGGACTGTGACTGTTGCTCCGATCTACACATCAGCGCACGCTTTGGCTACTGTTGACAGCTTCCCTACCGCCGCTAAAACAGTGACGTTTGTTGGTACAGCTTCCACTCAGTACGCTCAAAACTTGGTCTACCACAAAGATGCAATCACTTTTGCAACCGCCGACTTGTTGTTGCCCCAAGGTGTTGATATGGCCGCTCGCGCTGTCCATAACGGTATCAGCTTGCGCGTTGTTCGTCAGTACGACATCAACAACGACCGTATGCCTTGCCGTATTGACGTTTTGTACGGTTACAGCACTATCCGTCCGCAAATGGCCTGCCGCATTTGGGGCTAAACCATGCCAAACACCAAAGCAGTAGGTGTTGCTTATTCCGACCCTCAGTTGGACGCGGCAATCATCGGTAACACTAAAGCCTCTGGTGGCACAGTAGGGTTTTATGGGACTACACCTGTTACACAACGGGCTGCTGCTATTCAGGCAGCGTCTGTTGTGTCGGTGGCGTCTTATATCTCTGTGTCCACAAATTTGGCGGCTTGGGCCGCTGAAGTCAACGCTACTCTCACCGGCCTCGGCCTGTGGAAGGGCGGAGCTTAATTTTTCTAAAGGATATTTATCATGGCACTTCCAAAAATTGGTGATGGCGAACAAGTTGGTGATGGCAATACCGGCGAAGTTCTGAACGTAGGTCGTACTGGTCAATCGTTGCAAATTGGTGGCGCGTCCACCACAACGATTGGTGTTTACGGCGCAACCCCTGTGGTACAACGCGCAGCGGCTATTCAAGCTGCTTCTGTTGTGTCAGTTGCTTCCTACATTTCCGTGTCCACAAACTTGTCAGTTTTCTGCGCTGAAGTCGCAGCTTGCTTGACCGGTTTGGGTCTGTGGAAAGGAACAGCTTAATGAAGGAAGGGTCGCTACTGCACGTTGGGTGTGGTGGTGACCCTATTCCCGAATGGGCTGTAGGTCGCTACAAAGAAGTCAGGCTGGATATTTCTCCAAATAACCAACCTGACATTCTTGCTAGCATGGCCGACATGGGGGATATTGGCACCTACGACGCCATTCATTGTTCCCACGCGCTTGAGCATCTTGTACCCCATGAGGGTGATGCTGCACTGCGTGAATTTGTACGAGTATTGAACCCTGAAGGGTTTGCCCTTATTTTTGTTCCTGATCTTGAAGATGTCAGGGCCACTGAAGAACCTCTTTACACCGCGCCTTGTGGGCCGGTAACTGGTTTGGATTTGATGTACGGCTTGCGCCAATTGTTGCCTTCGATGCCATATATGGCGCATCGAAACGGCTTTGTCTCTCAAACTTTGCACGACGCCTGCATGGCTGCTGGATTCAGCAAAGTTACTGTTAAACGGCTCGAAAACTATAACCTCATGGCGGTCGCCCAAAAATGAAAGTTGTTTTTTGTCTTCCCACTATTAAACGTCCGTACCAGCAATGCTTGGATAGCCTTGAGGCATCTTTGCCGTTGCTTGCCGCTCATGGATGGGAAGAAGGCATGGTTAACGAGGTGGGCAACCCTTACATTTCAGCAGCTCGTGCAACGATGCTTAGAAAAGCCTTGGATGCCAAAGCTGACGTGATTGTGTTCATTGACCATGACATTTCTTGGCGGCCTGCTGATCTGATCAAACTGATTGAGACTGAAGGCGACGTGGTGGCCGGTACATATCGGTTTAAAGCGGATGAAGTTAGCTACATGGGCACAATCCACAGTACGCCAGAAGGTACGCCCATGACCCGCGCCGACGGCTGCATTAAGGCCAGAATGGTGCCCGCTGGTTTTTTAAAAATTACCAAAGAAGCGGTGGACAAATTTATGACCGCCCATCCTGAGCTTTGCTACGGTGAAAAATACCGCATGAGTGTTGATTTGTTTAACCACGGCGCCCATGAAGGATTATGGTGGGGTGAGGATTACGCTTTTTCCCGCCGGTGGGAAGCACTTGGCGGTGACATCTGGTTGGTGCCAGATTTGCAATTGGATCACCATTCTCAAGACAAGTCTTACCTTGGAAACTTCCATACCTTTTTGCGTCAACAACCTGGAGGCGACTTATGGTCATCTACTTAAAACACCCCAAGCACGGCACCAAAGTCGCTATCTGTGATATGGAGGCTGTAGCAGATGAAAAAAATGGCTGGACAAGGTATACTTTAGCCACGCTGTCTGAAGAAGCGGCTCCTGTTACAAACGAACTGGAAGTTAAACGTCGTCGTGCCCGACCCAGTTTTGAGGCGGCAGAACAAGGAGCGTAAACATGGCCATCTATACCGCTGGCGATCAGATCAATAGAGCGTTGCGATTGCTTGGCGTACTGGCTGAAGGTGAAACACCTTCTGCGTCCGTATCCCAAGACGCATTGATGGCGCTTAACCAGATGATCGACTCATGGAACACTGAGCGATTGTCAGTATTCAATACTATTGATCAAACATTTACTTGGCCTGCGGGCGAGATTCAACGCCATCTTGGCCCTACTGGCGCTGCTGCTGGCGGGTTTGATGGCATTCGGCCCATTTTGTTGGATGATGCCACCTACTACCGCGACCCAGGCACCAACGTGTCTTTTGGCATCAAGTTCATCAATCAGCAACAGTACGATGGCATTGCTGTCAAAACGGTCACTTCCACTTATCCACAGGTCATGTGGATCAACATGGAATACCCTAATATCCAAATGACGGTCTATCCCAAGCCCACGCGGGACTTGGAATGGCACTTTATTAGTGTGCAAGAGCTAGATCAGCCTGCTGATTTGGCAACTGACATCTTGTTTCCACCAGGCTACTTGCGAGCATTTGTCTACAACTTGGCAATGGAATTTGCACCTGAGTTTGGCGTTGAGCCAAGCCCCCAAGTGCAACGCATCGCCATGACCAGCAAGCGCAATCTGAAGCGCATTAACAACCCTGATGACGTAATGTCTATGCCTTACGCCATTGTCGCCACTCGTCAACGCTTTAACATTTACGCAGGAAACTACTAACATGGCCACCATCGCAATCACAGCTCTCCCCGTTGCAACTGCTGCCGCCGTTGCGGATGTCTTGCCAATTGTGCAATCAGGCACGACTAAACAAGTCACCAATGCACTATTGTTTACCAATTCAACTTTGGTAACTCCCGTGCTTGGGACGCCACAAAGTGGTACGTTGACCAACTGCACAGGTTTACCTGTTGCAACTGGCGTAAGTGGCTTGGGAACAAGTGTAGCCACATTCTTGGCAACACCAAGCAGTGCCAATTTACGAACTGCTTTAACTGATGAAACAGGTACAGGTTCCGCTGTATTTGCTACTTCACCAACATTGACCACGCCGGTCATTGGTGCAGCCACAGGTACAAGCCTTGTATTGAGCAGTTTCAACGCAGTAAGTGCCGCTGCCCCAACGGTTGCAAGCGCAACAACAATTGCTCCAACAACACCGGTTGCTTTTGTTTCGGGAACAACGGCAGTTGTGACTATCACGGCACCAAGTCCAATTTCTGCTGGCGGCGGTTCAATTATTTTGATTCCAACTGGCGTATTTACTTGGACAACAGCAGGAAATATTGCTTTGGCTGGTACAGCAGTGGTTAGTAAGGCATTAACAATGACTTACGACGTTACAACAACTAAGTGGTATCCAAGTTACATTGCATGAAAACGCCAATTCTTGGATCAGCGTATGTTGCCCGCAGTATCAACGCTGCGGACAACCGCATGGTCAATCTGTTTCCCGAAGTCATTCCCGAAGGCGGCAAAGAAGCAGGGTTTCTTAACCGCGCCCCAGGGCTTAACTTCCTGCAAACCGTAGGCACTGGCCCGATCCGCGCATTGTGGGCGCATCAAACCAATGGCAGCGACTTCTATGTTGTGTCCGGCCAAGAAGTTTATAAATTGACCGGTTTGACAGCTACGCCGCAGTTGTTGGGCTATGCGTCCGGCACCGGCCCTGTGAGCATTGCTGACAACGGCACTCAGATCTTCTTTGCTTGCAACCCTGACGGCTACATCTACAACGAAACCACCAACGTATTTGCCCAAATCACTGACCCTGACTTTGCTGGCGCTGTGACGGTCGCGTACCTTGACGGGTACTTTGTCTTCAACCAACCCAATAGCCAGATCATTTGGGTGTCGCAGTTGCTGGACGGATCATCTGTTGATCCCCTAGACTTTGCCAGCGCCGAAGGCTCGCCCGACGGCGTGGTGGGTCTGATCTCCGATCACCGCGAGCTGTGGGTGTTTGGCACCGATTCGGTCGAAGTCTGGTACGACTCTGGCGCGGCTGACTTCCCCCTGACCCGCATCCAAGGCGCTTTTAACGAGATTGGTTGCGTGGCTGCGGCGTCCATTGCCAAGTTGGACAATGGCTTGTTTTGGCTGGGCACAGATGCCCGTGGCCAAGGTATTGTTTACCGCGCCAATGGCTATACTGGTGTGCGAGTTTCCACCCACGCCATCGAATATGCCATTGCCCAGTACGGCAACATTGCAGACGCCATTGCCTACACCTACCAACAAGAAGGCCATGCTTTCTATGTGCTGACGTTTCCAAGTGGCAACGCAACATGGGTTTACGACGTGTCCACCCAAGCCTGGCATGAACGGGCAGGTTTTGATAACGGCGAGTTTATGCGCCACCGTAGCAATTGCCAGTGCAACTTTGGTGGCAACATCATCGTCGGCGACTTTGAAAACGGCAACATCTACACGTTCGACTTGGACATCTACGCTGACAACGGCGGCGTCCAAAAGTGGTTGCGCTCATGGCGGGCGCTGCCAACCGGCACAAACAACCTCAAACGCACAGCACATCACAGCTTGCAATTGGACTGCGAAGCAGGCGTTGGTTTGAACCTGTACCCTGCGTATGACAGTGAAAATATCGACACTGAATCAGGATTAGACCTTGTAGCCGAATATGTGCAAACGTATTTGACAACTCAATCAGGCGATACATTGACCACCGAAGCAGGCGATGGTTTTGAACCGCTTGGGCAATACGAACTGTCGGATACCGACATCACTGGATACAACTTGGTCACTACGGCGTATTCTGCCGCGCCAGGCTACGACCCTGCGGTCATGCTGCGCTGGTCAGACGACGGCGGTCACACTTGGTCAAATGAGCATTGGTCACCGCTGGGCAAAATTGGTGTTTATGGCCAACGAACTTTTTGGCGTCGGCTGGGCATGACGCTCAAGCTGCGCGACCGTGTGTACGAGCTTTCAGGCACTGACCCCAACAAAATTGCCATCATGGGGGCAGAACTGATCATAAGCCCGACCAATGCCTAACTATGGCGACTAATCCGAACGCCACCCAAATCACGCCCCCACGGGTGGCGATTATTGACGAACGCACCGGCGCGGTGTCGCGTGAATGGTATCGGTGGTTTTACAGTCTGTACAACATTGTTGGGGGTGATCTTGGTGTCATTCCAGTTTCCAGCGGCGGCACAGGCTTAAGCACCATACCAACCAACGGCCAACTGCTGATTGGTAACGGCACAGGGTATTCGCTAAACACGCTTGCAGTTAGCAGTGGCATTTCAGTCACCAATGGTCTTGGCACCATCACGCTGGCCAACACTGGCGTGTTGTCCAATATTGCAGACACAGGCATTTCAGTATCTAGTGCTACAGGCAATGTGACGATTGCCAATACTGGCGTGTTGTCATTTTCCGGCGGTACAACCGGCCTGACGCCAGCAGCGGCCACTACAGGCGCTATCACCCTTGCAGGCACCTTGGGTATTGCTAATGGCGGCACAAACGGTTCTGCGGCCCCTACAACCTACGGCGTTGCGTATGGAACAGGTACGGCGTATGCGTTTACTGCCGCCGGTACAGCCAAACAAGTATTGATTGCAAATACCAGCGCAGCACCTACTTGGTCAACTTTGACAACTGGCTCGTCAATTCTGTACGGTGACGCATCGGGCGGTTTTAGCAATGTCACCATAGGGTCTGGAATTAGCTTTGTCGCAGGCACTTTGTCGGCTACTGGATCGGGCGGCACTGTTACATCTGTCACAGGCACAAGCCCTGTTAACGTAGCAACTGGAACAACTACTCCTGTTATAAGTTTGGCAGCTGCTTATGGCGATACGTTAAACCCTTACGGCACAAAGACTGCTAACTATGTGTTGGCTGGCCCTACAACTGGCGCAGCGACTGTGCCTGCATTTAGGGCTTTGGTTGCGGGTGATATTCCTAGTTTAAGCTATGTGACATCGGTCAGCTTTACTGGCGGCATCATCACTGTTGCTACGCCAACCACTACCCCTGCGTTTACAGTTGCGGGAACAAGCGGCGGCATCCCGTATTTCAGCAGTGCAACAACTTGGGCAACCAGTGCAGCATTAACGTCAAATTCGCTTGTAATTGGCGGTGGGGCAGGCGCTGCGCCAGCAACCACAGCAACAGGCACAGGCGTTGTTACGGCGCTGGGGGTCAATACAGGCACTGCTGGCGCTTTTGTAGTCAATGGTGGTGCTTTGGGTACGCCAAGCAGTGGCACGGTAACCAACCTTACTGGCACAGCATCAATAAACATAAATGGTACTGTTGGTGCTACTACACCAACCACAGGCAAATTCAGTACATTAACAAACACTGGGCTTACTTCTGGTCGAGTGGTTTACAGCACCACGGGTGGACTTGAAACAGATAGCGCAAATTTGACGTTTGATGGTACGACTCTAACGGCAAACTCTGTACGGGCAAGTGCAACTAATGCTAGTTTAATAATCAATAACACAAGTACACCAGGTTATAAATCAATTATTAACTTCCAACAAAGTGGAACAGCTAAATACGAAATTGGTGTAGATATTGGAGGTACTGGAAATAATAATTTATTTTTCTATGATGATGTCGCTGCCGCAACACGTTTATATATTGATAGCAGCGGTAACGTAGGTATAGGCACTACTTCGCCGGGGGCAAAACTGGCTGTTTCAGGTACTGCTACTGTTTCAGGTACTGCTACAGTTAGTGGTCTTGCTACACTGGGTTCAGCACCAGCACCTATTTTGATAGACAAATTAAGTGATGGTGGTGGTTATGGGGCAATAACTTTTAATGGTGCAATTGCTTCCTCAACTGCGTCTGGTATCTTTGGAAGAAATACTGGTGGTGATGCAGGAAAGTTATACATTACTGGGATAGGTGCTGTATTTTTACAAGTAGCTAATGTTACAACAGCAACCCTTGACACAGGTAGTAACATACAGTTTCAAGGTGGTGCAGTCATGCCGTATGCACCTGCGCCCGCAGCAATTAGTGCAGCCGCAACACTGACCAACGCCAATATCCAAGCGCAAATAATCAGTGCCACTGGCACAACGTACACGATAACAATGCCTTTGGGTTCGACAATGGAAACATTGGCCCCTTGGATAGCTACAAACATTGGCTATGATTTCTACGTTGTCAACACGGCTACTGGTGTAATCACAATGGCTGTAAATACCGGCGTTACATCATTGGGATCATTGACCATTGCAATTGCTGCATCTGCCCATTTCCGCATCCGCAGAACAGGCGCAAACACTTTTGTTCTTTATCGTTTAAGTTAATCATGACAATAACTTGGAAAATTACACAACTTGACCGTGAACTATCAGACGGTCTGGTTACTACCGCACGATGGGGTTGTACCGCCGTGGATGGGGAAGATACGGTAAGCACCTATGGCACAGTTGGATTTGAGCGTGGCGACACGTTTATTGACTACGATAAACTGACAGAAGAAGAAGTGCTTGGTTGGGTCAAGGCCAAGCTGGACGTTTCTGAAATAGAAACTGGTCTGCAATCTCATATTGACGGGTTGAAAAATCCTGTCAATGCAACAGGGGTACCGTGGTGAGCGCAAATACCGATATGATCCACCATCACTTTAGCTCGGGCGTGTACGCCAAAGAGACCCGCATACCGGCGGGGCACGTCTTGGTGCAACACGCTCACAAACATGACCATCTGTCCATCTTGGCCAGCGGGTCTGTCGAATTGCTTGTAGATGGGGTCAGATCGGTCGTTCATGCCCCTGCCTGCTTGACTATTGCCGCAGGTAAGCATCACGGCGTAAAATCGCTCACAGACGTGGTTTGGTACTGTATACACGCCACCGACTGCACGGATGAAAACGAAGTTGACGAAGTGCTGATTGTGCCCAGCAACGTAGAAGAAATGCAAGAACTGGCGTTAAGCCTGAAGGAGTAAATTATGCCTTGGTCATTCATCATCCCCGCAGCGGTCAGTTTGATTGGTGGTAACCAACAAGCAAGCGCTGCTCAATCAGCCGCAGACACTACTGGCGCGGCGTCTGATCGCGCCGTTGCACTTCAACGCGAGCAATACCAAAAGCAGTTGGAATTGCAAAAGCCGTTCTACGATGTTGGCGTTAACGCGCTGCCGGAACTGGTGGCTGCTTCCAAGTACAAAAATTTTGGTATGGATCAGTTTCAACAAGACCCAGGCTACGGTTTTCGGTTGAAAGAAGGTCAGCAAGCTCTTGACCGATCTGCGGCAGCTCGCGGTGGCTTGATTTCTGGCGGGGCGCTGAAGGCCGCTACCCGATATGGTCAAGACATGGGTAGCCAAGAGTACATGAATGCTTTCAACCGGTATCAGACTGAACGAGCCGCACGTTTGCAACCATTGCAATCCCTCACCGGTATGTCGCAAACCACAGCCAACACGTTGGGCACCGCCGGTTCAAACATGGCCGGTAATATAGGCAATGCGTACATGCAGCAAGGTGTCAACCAAGGTAACGCATTGTTGGCAGGATCACAGGCCAGATCATCGTCTTACGGCGACATTGCCAAGCTATATGGTCAGACTAATCCTAATTTTGGCGGCTTGTTTGGTGGTGGCAGCGCCCCTTCTGGCGCGGCTGGGTATGGCATAAGCCCTAGCCAGTACAGCGGTTACTACGGACAACAATAAAGGGTCACATCATGGCACTTGATTTTGGAATGCTTCAGCCCGCCAATATTGGCGGCAACATCATGGCTGGCAGACAAGAAGCGCAACGCAATCAGTTGGCGCAACAACAGTTGTCTATGGGCGGGTTGCAACAGCAAAAAGCTGAACTAGAGCTGGGCGATTTCAAACGTCGTCAATCTGCATTGGATCAATTTGTGCAAGATGCAGCAAAAAATAATAAGTCAGGCTCAGAAGAAGATATGTTGAATAGCTACGGTCAATATGCCCGTGCTATTGGTGACCCAACCCACATCATGCACCATCAAGAACTAACGATGGCGCTTAAAGAACGTCAGAGATACAACCAAGAACAAATGGGTGGTAGACAGCAGCCGCCATCTGCCGCACCATCGCCTGCTGCTGGCCCATCTGCGCCAATAGATGAAGCGATGAAGATGGACTGGTTAAAAAATGCTCGTCCAGGCGTTACGTATGAAGACTTTGCAGCCAGTCAAAATACGGGGTTAGCAGCGCCAGTAACCGCGCAGACACCGGTTGTAACAGCACCCCTTCAAGCCCCAGGTATGACCCCCGCGCCGGTAATCAATAATTTACCTGCTGCTACTGCTGCTGCGCCCGTTGCGCCGGTTAATCAGCTTGGTATGAGTCCTGCGCAGCTACAAGCGGAAATTACTCGGTTGGGTATTGAATATCCAAAAGGCACTGCAAAAGGTAAAATTGCAATTCTTACCAAGCAATTGGAAGACGCAACTAAAACGCATGTTGTCGGCGATTCTTTGGTGGATAACACAGGCCGCGTAATTGTCACCATACCAAAAACTGCTACTCCGTCTGAGTTTGAACAGTTGTTGGCTAAGACTAATTTAACTGAAAACCAAAAAATAGCAATGCGCGTTGCAAGAGCTACAAAAGAATCTACACATGCGCCAGCTATTAATATTACAAATAAACAAGAAGGCGCGTTTGAAGGTGGGCTTGGCAAAGGTCAAGCAGACCGAATTTTTGCTAGCCAAGTAGCAGCGGAAGACGCAGCGGCAATTATTGACACAGTTAAAACTGGCCGCGACATTATGAAGTCGGGCATGATCACTGGCGCAGGCGCAGACTTCTTAGTTAACTTAAACCAAGGTCTTAAGACCGCAGGTATCGACGCAGGTTACGCAGACGCTTCAGCTAACTCTCAAGCGTTTGCGGCCAACATGGCAGGCAACGTAGGTAAGTTGATTAAACAATTTGGTGCTGGTACTGGCTTGTCTGACGCTGACCGAGAGTTTGCTAAAGACATGGCTGGCGGTCGCATTTCGCTTGATGCCAAAGCAATCAACCGAATTCTTGACATCAATGAAAAAGCCGCGCGGAATACCATTACGCGGCACAACAAAAATGTTAAAGGCATCAAGACTAACATTCCGCTTGAGGTGGAGATGCCACCTGCTGCGCCTTCCGCGCCGGTTGTTACTGCGCCTGCGTCGGCTGTTGATTACCTCCGCGCCAATCCCACCATGAAAGGCGCGTTCGATGCAAAATATGGCGCTGGTGCGGCAGACCGTGCTTTGAAAGGTCAGTAATGGCAACCAATCCGTTTGATCAATTTGACGCCCCCGCAGTTAATCCGTTTGATCAATTTGACGTTAAAGCGCCAGTGGTTGAATCGGGCATTCCTAAAGCACGTAAACAATACGCGCTGTCAGAAGTGCCAGGTCAAACAATATCAAACATACCGGCAAGCGCCAAGCGTTTTGCGGGTGGGTTGTATGAGGCAGTGACAAGTCCTTTGCAAACGGCTAAAGGTGTCCTTGATATTGGCGCGGGCGCACTTCAAAAAGCGCTACCCGAAAGCGTGGTCAACTTTGTAAATCAATTTGAAGGTAACCCTGCGGCGGCTGCACGTGCTGTTGAAGCCGCAAATGCCGTTGGCGGGCTATTTAAAGATCGCTACGGTTCGTATGAGGGTATCAAGCGCACTCTGGCAGAAGATCCTGTTGGCGCGGCGGCTGACCTATCTACGTTGCTGACCGGCGGCAGCGCGGCCACTGCGCGGATTGCGCCTGCATTATCAAAGACTTTGCAGACTGCATCGGTAGCTACCAATCCTTTGTCTGTGGTGACAAAGCCCGCGCAGGCGGCTTTGGCAACCAAAGAAAAACTTTTTCCAAGCCAGATAACTAAAGAGCAAGAACTTAACGCTGTGCGGGACGCTACGTTACGCGCCGGTCAACAAGAAGGGTACGTAGTAACTCCTGGTAGCGTGTCGCCTACAGGTAAAAATATTATTGCTGAACGTATGGCTGGAAAGTCGCATTTAGAACAACTTGCGTCTGTACAAAATCAAGCAGTGACCGATAAATTGGCAAGACGTGCGGCGGGCATATCTGAGACTGCGCCGTTGACTTCAGCAACCATGCAAGACATTCGTAAAGCTGAGTACACCAAAGGCTATGTGCCGGTTGAAAAATTAGGCAGCATAAAAACAGACCCTGCGTTTTTGGACGATCTAATCGCGGTTGAAGGTAAGTACGCAGGGCCAAGCTCATCGTTCCCAGGTGCGGTTCCCGAACCAGTCTTAAAGTTAATTGAAAATTTTACTGTTGATAAATTTGACACAAAAGACGCGGTAAAAGTATCAAGCGCGTTAAGAGAGCAAGCCAAAGGTAATTTTCGCAAAGGTGAAGACGCGCTGGCTAAAGCGCAAATTGCGGTATCTAACGCATTGGAAAATCAAATTGAACGGGCGTTGGCTACATCCGGCAGCCCTAAAGCAGCAGACATACTTGAGCAATTTAAAGCGTCGCGGCAACGGATGGCCATATCGCACACAATTGAAGACGCTATCAAAGAAGGTAGCGGATCAGTTATGGCTTCTAAATTGGCGCGAGATATTCAGTCGGGCAAGTATGTGTCCGGCGACATTAAAACAATTGCTGAGTTCTCAAACGTATTCCCCCGCGTATCGCAAACACCTAGCCAAATTGGATCGCCAGGTGCTGGCACAGTGTTGGGCCGCAGTTTAAGCGGAGGTGCTGGCGCTGTTGCGGGGTTTGCTGTTGGTGGAACACCAGGTATGGGCTACGGCGCGGCGCTAGGCGCGTTAGCCCCTGAAATGGTTTCTGCCGGTATGCGTAACTATCTTTTATCTGGCAAAGGCCAACAAAACGTATTGCCAAACTATTTGCCTCTTATGTCGCGGTTAACTAGCGATCAAGCGGCGCGTAATGCTTTGCTTATGCAACAAGCTAATCAAAACAATTTGAACCAAATACCAAAGGTTGAGGTTCGGGGATTTGGAGCCAATTAACAATGAACGAAGAACTTGAAATAGACTTTGCCGTGCATGAGGCTGTTTGCTCTGAACGCTACGCGGCTATTGAGAAATCATTCATCGATGGCGACAAGCGCATGACGCGCATTGAGTACTTGCTCTACGTGCTGATCGCCGCTGTGCTTTTTGGCCCAGGCTTTGCCGGTGAGTTGGTCAAAAAGATATTGGGGCTCTAAATTGATCCGATCAGTATCTGCCTACTTGCCGCTGGGCTGGTTAAGCAGATACAAGCTGGGTGCGATCTGTATCGCGAAGCCAAGACTCAGTTTGTTGAGATCAAGAAAACCGCTGATGAAGTCGTCGCCATTGGCAAAGAAGTTACTGGATTTTGGAATAAACTTGTTAAATTCTTTACCGCCGCCAAGCCAACCACGCCCAAGCCTGTGGCGAAAAAGAAAGAAAAGTTCGTCGCCGTTGATGAAGAGCAAATCCTCAACGATGTCGTAGACCAGTTAATTCAATTTTTCCACCTTCAGGAGCAATTACAAGCCCATATCCGTGAGTCCGAAGAGCGTTCTAGAAACATCTATGATCCTGATGCCAATCTCATGGAAGAGGCGCTCAAGCGTGTAAGGGCGCAAGACCAAATGCAAAAACTGGTCGAAGACATCAGAATGGCCATGACGTGGAACGCGCCCAAAGAACTTGGTGCCTTGTACAGCAAGGTGTTTGAGATGCGTGAAATTGTTGGCGCTGAACAAGAGGCCGCAAGGCTGTCGCTGGCGGCAAAGACCGAAAGGAAGCGATGGCAACGTCAGCAAAGGGAGGCAAGCAACCGATTAAAAGTGGGAGTCAGCGTCCTGACCCTTATGCTTATCCTATACCTCTGGCTGTGGTTCCTGTGGCTGATCCAGATGAGGAAAATCTAATGGGTGTAATGGGTTGGATTGCTGCTGTCATATTGGTTGCGCTGATGTTGCCGCTGCTGGCGTTCCTGTACCTTGATGTGTTGGAAACCAAAGCAGAAACCAAAGCACAAATAGAAAAAGTGGAAAAGCTGCGCCGAGAAATTGAAAGGGATAGACGTGACAAAAAGCCTGATACTTTTGATGATAACCTTGTGTTTGACAGGATGCGAAGACACGTACCGGTACCCGTGTCAAAATCCGACAAACTGGGGTAAGCCCGAATGTGAGCCACCGGCCTGCGACGCCTCTGGCACATGCACCAAAGATCTGATACCCAAGGAGATGTACGATGCCTTCAAACAGAAGAAGTCCTGAAGAATGGCAGGCACTGAGCCAGTTCTGGACGTTGATGTTTTTCAACGTAGCGATCGTCGGCATGATCGGCGGCTTGCTGTACTGCGTCATGTTCGTAACGCAACCAATGGTTGGCCAAGCCAAAAACGACGCCATCCTGCTTGAACTGCTCAAGACCGTGGTGATCTCGATGGTGTCGATCATTGGCACGCTCTTGGCTGTTAACCACGGCAGTCAAGCGGTGGCCGCGCCACCCAAGCCACCGGTGCTACAGAAGCCTCTAAGCGCGCCTGAAGTGCCATGAACCCGTATCTGCTACTGGGCGCTGTTCTGGCCGTCTTGGCCAGCTTTGGCAGCGGCTATTACAAAGGCAAACATGACGAGAACACCCGCCAGCAGATTGAGATCGCCGCGCTCAACGCTCAGGCCAGAGTCAAAGAACAGGCGCTGGCCGCAGCGGTCAACGTCCAAGCCGCCCAACTTGTGAAAGCCAACAACAATGCAAAAGTCCAAATCCAAAAGCGCAATGCTGACATTGATTCTGGCGCTCTCAGGCTGCGCGTCCCAGTGTCCTGCCTCGTACAAGCCGCCGGAGATGCCCCCGCTGCCGCCGGAGCTGACAGTGGATCAGCCGAATTACAGCCAGAGACTGCTAGAGCTGTTCTCGCCGTCGGAGACGACGCTGACCAAACAGCCCGCAAGCTCGCCACCTGCGTCACTCTCTACAACCAAGTCCGTGAAACCCTAAAAGGAAAACCATGAACCTCACTCCTAACTTTACGCTCGAAGAGCTGACCCACACCGACCACCGCGAGTTTGACAACATGCCAGACGCCGATGAGTTGGCCAACCTGTACCGGCTGGCTGACTTCTTGGAGCAGGTCAAGGTCGTGCTAGGCAACAAGCCGATCATGATCAACTCAGCATTTCGCAGTGCCGAGGTAAACAAGGCTGTCGGATCGTCCGACAAGTCGCAGCACCGCCGTGGTTGCGCGGCTGATATTCGGGTGCCAGGCATGACGCCAGATGAAGTCGTGACTGCCATCATTGAGTCTGGCTTGCCCTTTGACCAAGTAATCCGCGAGTTTGACCGCTGGACGCACGTGTCGATCCCCAACACTGAAGACAGCACTCCGCGCTCGATGGCGCTGATTATCGACAAGGCAGGCACAAGGGCGTTTGCTTAATCAGCGAAGAAGTGCAGGAAAGCCAGCAGCCCGCCAATACCAATGGCGGCACCTAACAGCAGAATGAAGATGGTCGTGATCACTTCATGACCTCTCTGTACGCCTTGATGGCGTCTTTCACATCGTTTTGCAACTGCTGTATCAGGTCGTGCTGCTCCTGCAACTTCTTGTACGACTCCTGGGCAAACTTGATCAAAGTCTCACGTTCCCATGTTTCAAACGCTGGCATCGCGCTTCTCCTGTAAAAGTTTTCGCAGCCATTTGGCGGCTCCAAGTTTTAGCCATTGCTGATACTCAGACTCAGTGAGCCGAACACCAACCGCCCTGCCGGACTTGGTCAGTTCAGTTTTTGGTCTGGGCATGGATGCTGCTCCGCTGTTGTTCTGGTTAAAAAGACGTGGTTGCACTCTGTGCAGCGCCACACAAACCCTTGCTCGACGATGGTGCTGCGCTCACCATGTTGGCCGCGCAGTTTTCCTACGAATGTTCTGATTGTTTCAAGCATCATGTTGTCCCCATTTTTTGCATAGTTCTTTGACCTTGACGGTCTTCTTCTTTTTAGCGCAGACTGCGCTCACGGATTTGTATTTGGCCTTGGCTTGCAAAGTCATTGGCACCGGCGGCTCAGGGTTCAGGCCGTTCCAACCAACCGTACCTAGCACGGCGCTGAGAATGAGTCGGTCAATCATGCGTAGTCTCCTTCCTCTGTATGCTCCAGCAGCCGTTTCTGCAAACGAGCAATTCGTTTTTCGTTGTACTGGACGATAGACACGGCGTACTCAACCGCAGCCTCTGCCTCCAGCTTCTTCACGTGGGCTTCACGTAACTCTTTGGCAATGATCTCTCTGATCGTTCTGACCCGAGTAATATCGCGTATGAACTTGCTTGATGCTTCGCGCCAGGTCATGGTTGTGTCGCCTCATGTAAAAGTTCAATACGTTCGCGGGACGCCCTGAGCGTGGTGTAGCGTTGGTGCAGTCGCTCCAACACCACCACACGCTTGGCATTCGCCCGTTCATGGGTCAGCATCTCCAAGACCTTTTGCTCGTCAAAGGTCTTGAGCTGTTCATTTAGTTTTCGCCAAGTGAGTTGCAACTTTGTCCTCCAGTTTTTTAACTAACGTCATGCTCTTGCTCAACTTGCGCCATGCGGCGTTAAAGTCTCGCTGGTAAATTTTCTGAATAGACTTCTCAGCCTTAAGCTGGGTCTTCCAGTTGTTCAAACGTACACTCATCTCAACTCCTCCATTGCAATGTCAGATATAGCGCGTTTGTCGTGTAACGCGCCCCAGATTTTTTCATCCACAGTTTTGTTGGTCATCATCACGTACACCCACACACTGTGTGCTTGGCCTGAGCGGTGCAGACGACCAATGACCTGTTCGTACAATTCCAGACTCCACGGCAAGGACAGAAACACCATGTGACAACCCCCAAACTGGAGGTTGAGCCCATGTCCTGCTGACTTTGGATGGACGAGTAGTAACTCGATTTGCCCAGCGTTCCAGCGTTGAATGGCATCCTTGTCGTCAAGGGTCTGGGCGTGGGGGTAGCGGCGCTTAAGCTCTGCCAGCTCCTCTTGATACGTGTAAGCAATGATCGTGTTAGCTCTTTGATTTTCATTCAGTAACTCCTCAAGTCGATCAAATTTATGGGCGCTAAACCACACTGGCGTCTGTGTGACAATGAATCTACCAGGTGTTTCGGAGGCTTCTTTACGTGTGTCGTACACAAACCCGCTGGCCATCTGTTGCAGCTTGCCGGTGACCACGCCGCCGTTGGCCGCTACGGCCTTGGCATCTGGGAACTCCACCATGAAGTCGGCCTTCATCTTCTCGTAAGGCTTGCGGTCGTCCAGATCGCACCGCACTTCAATCACATGTAACGGCGGCAGTTTGTCAGCGTATTCGCCAGCGTCCAACACATAGGTGGCCGGTTTGATGCGCGTCATGACGTTACCCAACGCACCGACACGCGGTGCCCACTCGCCAAACTCCTTGTTGATCAGCACAAAGTACTGCTGCATGAACGCACCTTTGGAACGGCCTAATAGAGCAGTCGAGATCATCTTGCACTGGCCAAACACGTCTTCCAAGCCGTTGCTGGTGAACGAGCCGGTCAAGCCCCAGCGGATGGTCATGGGGTCGATCACCTTCAGCAGCGCCTTGAAACGTGTGCCAGACGGGTTCTTCAAGCGTGTCAGCTCGTCAAACACAATGCCGTCAAAGTCCAGCGCCTGCTCGGCCAGCCATTGGATGTTGTCGTAGTTGCTAACCACAATCTGCGCCTTGGAACGCAGCGCAGCCAGCCGTTCCTTGGGTGTGCCCACGGCCACGGCCAACGGTGTCGCTGGTGCCCATTTGGGTTGTTCGACCGGCCACACGTCGGTGCAGACGCGCTTAGGTGCCAACACGAGGAACCGCTTGGCCACACCGTTGGCCAGCATGACCTGCATGGCTGTCAAAGTGATGGCTGTCTTGCCAGCGCCAACAGGTGCCAAAATCATGGCTCGGTCGCGCTCGTAGAGGAAGTCAGCCGCCTCGTCTTGGTAGGGCCTTAACTCCATTGTGCTGCCATCGCGTCAGCAATGCCTTGGTATGTTTCGCTGCGAATCTTCCAGCGATCTTTAGATGGTGGCAGTTTGTTTTGCCCACTGGCGGTTTGATTACCGCGCCGCGTTTTGGCATCGCCTGGCAACATGTCGGTCGGCGTGAGCAACGGCAAATTCTTTAACCACAGACAAGTCTTTTTGCTTGCGTCGTGGCCAAACCACCACGGTTGAATGATCTGGTCAGGCTTGCGGATGCGGCTGCTGATGATGCTGATCGGGTTCTCAACGGCAATGCGCTCAATAGGCGCGTCCATCAGGCGCTGCACAAACGCCAGCGCGTCTTCTGTCAGTTGCGGGTCACGCAAGCCGCGCGTCGTCCAGTGCATATCAGACACAGACAGATAGGTGCATGGTGGGTGGGCAATCATCAAATCCCAACCATCGTTGATGATGTCAAAGACATCGCCTTGGTAGTGTGGCCCTGTTGCATCGGTAGGCAGTAAGTCGCACGACATCGCGTCATGCCCCCGCGCAATAAATGCGTCCCGAACACGCCCGCTGTACTCACACGCCACTAAGACTTTTAATCCACTCATCGACTTGTTCCTTTGTCCATAAACATGCGTAGTTCTGTTTCAGCAAAGCCATGTCCGACATAAACATTTTTTGCAACACCGACAGTCTGCCGCCCTTAGTCTTCAACTCCACAAACCATGTACTGCCGTCAGGCAGACACGCAATCCGGTCTGCTACGCCTTTGCGCCCTGGGGACGTGAACTTCCACGTCTTGCCACCGATGCGCTCAACTGCCCAGACAAAATGATTTTCAACTATTTTTTCTTTCATGTCAAAAAGTTTAGCACAGTTTTATTTTCTGTGCTATAGTTCAGTCTCAATTAACTAAAGGAGAGTTCAGTGGATCACAGTAAAATAGTCGGCGGCTCAACCGCCAAGCGCGTAATGAATTGTCCAGGCTCTGTAGCCTTGGTGCAGAAGATGCCGCCACAGCCCAGCAGCAAGTACGCCGACGAAGGTACGCTGTTGCACAACGTCATTGCTGAAATAGTGATGTCAGACAAACAC